AGGAAAGAAATAAAGAGATAGAAAGTGCAAGGATAGCTAATATGAAAGAGGTAAAAGAGTTTTGGACTGAGATACTAAGGAGTGGCGAAATAGAAGTAAAAGATAGACTGAAAGCTTCTGAATATATAGCTAAGACCAATGGTGCTTTTTTAGATAAAGTAGAACATTCAGGGACCATAAATAATGATGTAAGCATAACAATAGATGGTGAAGGCTATGGGGATTAATCTCAATGTAGATTCAAGTATATTTAACCCTATATATTTAAAATACCAATTAAAGAATAATAATAGATATCAGATTTACTTCGGAGGATCCTCCAGTGGTAAGTCTTTTTCTTTAGCCCAAAGAACTGTTTTAGATGTATTTAATGGCAATAGAAACTATCTAATAGTTAGGAATGTGCAAGGAACAATAAGAAGGTCATGCTTAAACGAAGTGACTAAGGCAATAAGCAATTTAAAACTATCAGAGTACTTCCAAGTTAATAAAACAGAAATGGTTATTACTTGTACTTTAAACAATAGGCAAATATTGTTTTGTGGGCTTGATGATCCTGAAAAGATAAAGTCAATAACCCCTAAAAGAGGAGTTATAACAGATATATGGGTGGAAGAAGCCACAGAGTGTGAATATAAGGCAGTTAAGCAGCTTGATAAAAGACTTAGAGGTATATCAAAGGTAACTAAAAGATTAACCTTAAGTTTTAACCCTATATTAAGAGAACATTGGTTATACAAAGATTATTTTTCGATATGGCAAGAGGATAATAAATATATAGAGAAGGATAATGTAAGTATTCTTAAGACCACTTACAAGGATAATCAATTCTTGACACCAGATGATATAGCAGCATTAGAGAATGAATCAGACCCATATTATTATGAAGTTTATACATTGGGTAACTGGGGAGTGCTTGGAGCGGTTATATTTAAGAATTGGAAAGTTCAAGACTTTAGTGCCGTGGAAAGTACTTTTGATAATTATAGGCATGGAGTTGACTGGGGATTTGCAGATGATCCATTTGCATATATTAAATCACACTATGATAAAAGAAGAAAAAGATTATATATATGTGATGAAATAGAGGTGGTGGGATTATTGAATGATGAATCAGCACCTTTAGTTAAAGAGAAGGCTGGGAGTAGTAGAGTTACGTGTGATAGTTCAGAACCTAAGTCAGTGGCAGAATTTAAAAAACTAAGGGTAAATGCTAAGTCAGCAAAGAAGGGACCAGGATCAATAGAGTATGGAATTAAGTTTCTTCAAGGCCTAGAAATAATAATACACCCTAGATGTCAGAACTTTAAGAATGAAATAAGTAAATATAAATATAAAGAAGATAAGAATGGAAACATCCTACCTATACCTGTAGATAAGGACAATCACCTTATAGATGCACTTAGATATAGTCTAGAAGATGATATGAAAAGCACTGGAGTGTCAGTGCTTAAATGATAAAGGAGGTACCAATTTGTTCAATTTTAATAACAATATTAATACAATGACACATGAAGAAATAATTTTAAAAGAAATAGAAGAATTTAATTCTAGTAACAAAAGAAACCTAATGCTAGTTGGAGAAAAATATTATGATGCTGAAAATGACATTGTAAATAGAAAAATAACAAGAAGCACAGCAGATGGGGCTATAGAAGATAAATCGAAATCAAATAATAAATTAATTCATAGCTTCATGACAGATCTAGTAGATGAAAAGGTGGGTTATTTATTATCTAGACCTTTTAGCTTTGATTCAGAAGACACATTGTATATTGATAAGGTTAAAGATGTGCTAAGTAAAGAGTTTCAATATGAAATGGCAGGTATGGGTATAGAGGTTGCTAACAAAGGTATAGGATATTGGTATATATACATTGATGAAGAAGGTAAGTTTAAGTATATGAAGGTACCTTCTGAACAGTGCATACCTATATGGACAGATAACAGCCATAGACAGTTGCAAGCTATGATTAGATATTATACTCAGATAGTCTACGAAGGAAAAGAGAAGAAAGAAATAATGAAGGTTGAATATCATACCACTGAAACGTCTGAATATTTCACTATGTATGAAAGAAAATTAGTTTATGATGTTGAAGCTGAACCAACAGCAGGGCCAGTAGGACATTACTTGAAAGGTGGAGAGCATAAGAGTTGGGGCAAAGTACCTTTTATAGTTTTTAAGAATAACAGAAGAGGAATTCGAGATATAAAATATGTAAAATCATTAATAGATGATTATGACTTAAGACGTTCGGATGTGTCTAATGTTTTGGAAGAATGTAAGAATTTCATATATGTCATAAAAAATTATGGAGGTGAAGACCTAGGTTCTTTTATTAAAGATTTAAACTATTATAGGGCCATCCAGGTTGACGAAGACGGTGGGGTTGATACACTTACACCCACGATAGATAACCAGGCTAGCAAGGAACATTTCGAGCAATTAAAAAGAGATATAAAAGAGTTTGGAAGAAGTGTTAATTTAGATTTAGATAAAATGGGTTCAGCTCCTTCAGGAATAGCTTTAAAGTTCCTTTATTCCAAGCTAGATTTAAAGTGTAATAATTTAGAGTTGGAGTTTTTAAGGGCTTGGGACTTACTTCAGTATTTTGTTGATGTATATTTATCGGAAACTAGTCAAGGCAATTACTTAGATGTAGATGTGGAGATAGTATTTAATAGAGATATAGCAATAAATGAGACAGAATCAGTAACTAATGCAAAGAATAGTAAAGGAATAATATCAGACAGAACTATTATTGTTAATCATCCATGGGTAACAGATCTTGAAGCAGAGTTAAAGCAAATAGAAGATTAAAAAAATGAAACATTAGACTTTGATATGATACCTGGAGGTGAGGATGATGAATTACTGGGAGAAAAGGCAAGGCAGGGTAGTGAAAGAGATATACAATCTTCAGGAGAAGAAAACAATAAACCTTCTTAAGTTATACAAGGAAGCCCAAAAGGATATGGAGCAATGTATAGTAGATATGTTTTTAAAGTATTCAGAGGGTGGCGAATTGACGTATACAGAGATGTCTAAATACAATAGGTTAACAACTCTATACAATAATATAAACAACATAGTAAAAGATTTAGGCAATAAAGAAGTGAAGGCAATTAGAAATGATTTAATTGAGAACTATCATAAGGCATATGAACAGGTAGATGAGGTTCTTAAAGCTGGACCAGGGATAGAAGTTGTAGGGTCTAAAGTAAATAAACAACTTGTAGAGAAGGCAATAACTTATCCATGGTCAGGAAGTGATTTTAAGACTAGATCAGTTAAGAATAAGGAATACCTAGCACGCAGGATAAGAGATACAATTACCAGGGGGTTTGTAGATGGTAAATCAGTATCTGAAATGACTAAAGAGTTAAAGACAGTTACAGAAACAAGCGCATATGAGGCAAGAAGGCTTATAAGGTCAGAAACTTCTCATATAATTAATTCAGCTACGCATGATAGGTACAAAATGGCAGGAATTGAAAAGGTACAATTTTTAGCTGCAGCAGACGAGGTTACTTGTGATGATTGTGGTGAGTTAGATGGAGGAGAACCATTTATTCTAGGACAAGAGCCTATGCTCCCAATACATCCTAACTGTAGATGCACTTATGTACCATATTTTGAAGATATGTAAGCTTTAGAAATAAGGCTTTTTATTTTCGTCTTTTTACGGATTAATTGCAGACGTTAAAGAACAAAGATTACAAACTATCACGTGGCGTTACACGTTAAAAGCGAAGATAGAAGGAGGATTTATATATGGATTGGTTAAAGAAACTACTAGAAAAGCATGGAGTAGGTGATGAATTAGTAACTACAATCATGACAGACACAAAGGACGCGAATTACATCCCTAAAGATAGATTTGATGAGGTTAATAATCAAGTCAAAGACCTAAAGACACAGATAGATGATAGGGATAAGCAGCTCAAAGACATATCTAAAAAAGCAGAAGGCAATGAGGAATTATTAAAACAGATTAATGACCTTCAGACATCTAATAAAACAACTAAGGAAGAGTTTGAAGGAAAGATTAAAAGCTTAAAGTTAGATAGTGCAATTAAGTTAAAACTAAAAGAGTCCAAAGCTAAGTATGAAGACTTACTTATATCTAAATTCGATAGAGAAAAGTTGAATTTAAAAGAAGATGGATCTATTGAGGGACTTGATGATCAACTTACTTCTCTAAAAGAGGGATATAAGGATTTATTTGAACAACCAGTAACAGGGAAAACTCCAGCTAATACCGGTGACAGTAAAGCACCAACAAGCGAATTAGATCAAGTCGCAGATACTTTTAAAAATTTTTTAGGATAAAAGGAGAGATGTATAAATGGCAAATGTATTAGAATATTCAAAGATATTTCAAACTGAATTAGATAAGGTAGCAGTGCAAGACATGGTTACAGGATGGATGGATGGCAATGCTGGGCAAGTTAAATATACAGGCGGTAAAGAGGTAAAAATACCTAAATTATCCGTAGATGGATTAGCAGACTATGGCAGAGAAGGCAATACTGGGTTCGTAGGTGGAGATGTAACTTTTGAATATGAAACTAAGTCAATGACACAAGACAGAGGTAGAGGGTTCGCTATTGATGCGAATGACGTGGATGAGACTGGCTTTGTTGCAACTGCAGGTGTTATTATGGGAGAGTTTCAAAGAACTAAAGTTACACCTGAAATAGATGCCTATAGACTTTCTAAATTATCAGCTTTAGCTTTAGAAGAGAATAAAAAGTATTCCTATGAACCTTCTAGGCTAACAATAATTGAAGAGATTAAGCTAGGTATCAAAAAGATAAGACAAAAAGGTTATAATGGGCCTTTGGCTATTCATATAACTTATGATGCAATGATGGAATTTGAATTAGCAATGCTGGGAAAAATATCAAGCGTAGACTTCTCTAAAGGTGGCTTAATAACAAAAGTTCCAGGGATAGATGGATGTCCTTTAATTGAAACACCCGAAAATAGAATGTATTCAGCTATTCAATTGTATGATGGTAAAACAGAAGGTCAAAAGCAAGGTGGATATATTAAGGCAACTAAAGGTATCCAAATGAACTTTGCTATAATGCCTAGATCAACGCCTATCGCAATTACCAAGCAAGACAATATGAGAATATTTGATCCACAAACTAACCAAAAAGCTAATGCATGGGCCATGGACTATAGAAG